GCAGATTTATTAATACAAGAATATATTAAAACAGAATATGATGTCAGAGTACATATATTAGGTGGTAAATTTTTAGCAGCTATGAAACGACCTGTAATTGAAGGAGATTTTAGGTCAAATGTATCGCAAGGTTCTAAACCACAAAATATTAAATTAACAGAATTAGAAATAGAAGAATGTCTAAAGGCTTCAAAGGCAGTTGGTGGTTATTGGACTGCTGTTGACTTTATACCAAGTAAAGATAGAGTTAAAGAACCACCTTATATGCTAGAAGTAAACTCATCACCTGGTACAGAGGGTATTGAAGACGCTACAGGTATGAACATTGCAAAAGATGTAATTAAACATTTTGCAAAAGAGGAGAATAGATATTCAGTCCCTACGGAATGTGGATTTAAGGAGATTTTGACCATAAAACCGTTTGGCGAATTAATTTCAAAATTTGATACGGGTAATTCTGGAATGCCAGTAATTCACTCCGACAAATACAAAATCAATGGTAAAAAAATAACTTGGTCTTTATTAGGTAAAACTATTACAAGTGATATTATTCGTAAAGAAGAAATCAAAGTTGGTGGTTTAAGAGACTATGAAGAAACAAGATATGTAGTTAAGCTTGACGTAGAGTTTGCTGGTGGTTTCTATAAAGATGTTTTATTTACCATAGATGATAGAGAGGATAGAACTCCTATCTTATTAGACCGTGCATTTATGAAAAGATTGAATGTTATGGTCAATCCACAAAGAAAATACGTGATAACAACCAAATACAGCATTGACTAATTAAGGTCATTGTGATAGGATAATATTATGAATGTAAAAATAATACGATTACAAACAGGTGAAGACATAATCGGTGAAGTTACCGAGGGTGATGTTGTTTCAATCAAGAAGCCATTTACTATCATACCAATGCAGGCACAACCAGGAAAACCAGTACAATTAATTTTAACTCCTTGGATGCCATATACAGATGATAAAAATTTGACTATTGATTCTAGTAAAGTAATTACAATTGCAACACCTAAACCAGATATTTTAAAATCTTATGAACAAAACATAAGTGAACTTATCGGTGTTCAAAAACCTGGATTGATAACAGAAACTAATTTGCCGAAACTATAATGATAACCGTACACTTTATCAGAAATGGTAAAGAACGGATTAGTGTAGATATAGAACCCGGCTTTACTTTAATGGAAGCTGCCAAAAAGGCAGACATAGAAGAAATACCTGCCGATTGTGGTGGTTGTCAGGCTTGTGGTACTTGCCACGTTTATATAAAGAGCCTTGACAAAGTTGAGCCTGCCGATTATAATAGTCTTGAAACTCAACTATTAGAGTATGAAAAAGGTTATGATAGAATGACAAGTAGATTATCTTGTCAAATACAATTAGAAGATAAACATAATGGACTTGAAGTGAGATTAAGAGATAATGAACTTTTATAAAAATGTAATTGAACACAAAGGTAAACTTCTTATTCGTGGTGTGATGAATGGGAAAGATTACAAAGAAAAAATTGATTTTGGTCCAACCCTCTACGCCTTATCGCAAGAACAAACAGAATGGAAAACTTTACAAGGTCAGTATTTAAAACCTGTAAAGTTTAATGATATTAGAAATGCACGTCAATTTAGAAAAGACTATGGCTCTCAATCGCCATTATATGGTCTTGAACGTTATCACTATCAATACATAGGTCAAAATTATCCTGACGCAATAGAATTTTCAAAAGACCACATAAAGATATTCACATTAGATATAGAAACTGCCTGTGAAAATGGTTTTCCTGATGTAGAAAATCCTATTGAAGAATTACTTTGTATCACGGTAAAAAATCAATCTAACAAACAGATTATAACTTGGGGTGTTGGTCAATATAAGACAGACAGGCCAGATGTTACCTATGTTTATTGTAAGAATGAAAAACAATTGATGTTTGAGTTTATGAAATTCTGGATTAAAAATCATCCAGATATTATTACAGGCTGGAACACCAAGTTTTTTGACTTGCCTTATTTAATGAACAGAATTAAACTAATTGCAGGCGATAAAGTTGCAAATAGAATGTCGCCTTGGAATTTAGTTAATCGTGAGGAGATTGTTGTAAGAGGTAGACCTCAAACGGTGTATCAACTATTTGGTATTGTAATGTTAGATTATCTTGACTTGTATAAGTGGTTTATACCAACAAGACAAGAAAGTTATAGACTAGATTTTATTGGCGAGTTAGAATTAGGCCAAAAGAAACACGAAAACCCTTACGAAACATTTAAAGATTTCTATACTAAAGACTTTCAAAAGTTTGTAGATTATAATATTCAAGACGTAGAAATTGTTGACGCATTAGAAGATAAACTTGGCCTAATTGATTTGTCATTGACCGTTGCATATGAATCAAAAGTAAACTATGATGATATATTCTCACAGGTAAGAGTATGGGACACACTAATTGCTAATCATTTATATAAGAAAAAAATATGTGTGCCACCAAGAGAAGAACATAGTAAAGAAACAAAATACGAAGGCGCCTATGTAAAAGAACCACAACTAGGTGGTCATAAGTGGATTGTGTCGTTTGATATTAACTCTCTATATCCACATATTATTATTCAATACAATATTTCACCAGAAAAAATACTAGGCGAAAGTGGTCACGGAATAAATGTAAACAAAATGTTAGATATGAAAGTACCACTTAATTATCTTAAAACAGAGGGTGCTTGTATTACACCTAATGGTGCAAAGTTTAAAAATGATAGTCAAGGTTTCTTACCTGAAATGATGGAAACAATGTACAATGAACGTGTCATTTACAAGAAAAGAATGTTAAAGGCTAAAAAAGAATATCAAAAAACAAAAGACCCTAAACTAGTAAAAGAAATATCACGTTGCCATAATATTCAATGGGCAAGAAAGATTGCCTTAAACTCAGCTTATGGTGCAGTAGGTAATCAATACTTTAGATACTATGATGTAAGACAGGCAAGTGGTATTACAACTGCTGGTCAATTTATTATTCGTTTCATAGAAAATAAAATGAATGAATATCTAAACAAAGTATTACAAACACAAAATAAAATAGACTATGTTGTTGCGTCTGATACAGATTCAATTTATGTAACCTTGGATAAACTTGTAGAAAAAACTTGTCAAGGTAAAACAAATGACCAGATTACAGACTTTATTGGAAAAGTATGTGATAATAAATTAGAACCTGAAATTGAAAAATGGTTTGCTGAATTATCTGATTACTCAAATGCTTTTAAAAATGCAATGGTAATGAAACGAGAAGTTATTGCCAACAAAGGTATATGGGTTGCAAAGAAAAGATATATGTTAAACGTTATTGACGAAGAGGGTATTAGATTATCAGAACCTAAATTAAAACTTATGGGTATTGAGGCTGTTAAATCATCTACACCACAGGTTTGCAGAGTTAAGATTAAAGAGGCAATCAAAACTATTATGTCAAAAGAAGAAACTGATTTACATAAGTTAGTTGCTGACTTTAGAAAAGAGTTTATGAATTTACCAGCAGAAGCGATTGCTTTTCCTAGAAGTTGTAATAACTTGAAGAAGTATCGTGATAATGCAAATATCTTTATTAAAGGCACACCAATTCACGTCAAAGGTGCTTTGATATATAATTACCAGATAAAACAACTTGGTTTGCAAAATAAATTTCCTTACATACAAGAAGGCGACAAGATTAAATTTATTAAACTAGTGGCTGCCAATCCATTTAAGTTTGATGTGATAAGTTATATAACTAGTTTACCAAAAGAGTTTAAATTAGAACAATATATAGATAGAGATATACAATTTGAAAAGACCTTTTTAGACCCAATGAGATTTATTTTACAAGCGATTGGATGGGAACACGAACCAAAGGCAAGTTTAGAGGCATTTTTTGGATGAAATTATATAAAGATAAAATAGATGACTTTTTTAAATGGGTCAAAGGTACTGAACTAGTTGAACTAGATGACATTGATGTATCAGAGGATCCTGTAAGACCTGAATTAACTTTAGGTTTTAGAATTGTACACGGTAGAAAAATTTTTGGTTTAAAATATAATGATGAGATAGAGGCAATTATTTGTATTGCATTATGTCCTGAAGTACCATTTACCGTTAGAGAAATGGATTATATGTCTCAAGCGGCCAATCAAGATGGTCAAAGAGGTGAAATAGTTGTTGCATATACCGTATGGTCAAGAAAACGTGGTGCAGGTAAAGAGATTATTAAAAAACTAGGTGAGTGGTGTAAAGAAAATAAGTTTGCAAGATTGGTAACATTATCACCACTAACAAGTATGGCTACACACTTTCATATTAGAAATGGTGCAAAGCAAATACATATAAATGATGAGACACAAAACTTTGAATATAAACTTTCCAAATAAAAAATACGGTGTAATATATGCTGACCCACCTTGGTACTTTAAATCAAGGTCAAAGAAAGGTGAGGGCAGAAATCCTAATCAACACTATAATTGTATGGAGTTAAAAGACATATGCGATTTACCTGTAAAAGATATAGCCGCTGACAACTCTGTATTATTAATGTGGGTTATTGACCCTATGTTAGACTTGGCGTTTGATGTAATTGAAGCCTGGGGTTTTCAATACAAGACCGTAGGATTTACTTGGGCAAAAACAAATAAAACCAATATGGGAATGTTTACAGGTTTAGGATACTGGACAAGAGGTAATCCTGAAATGTGTTTACTTGCAACAAAAGGTAGACCTAAAAGAATAAACAAAGATGTAAAACAATTAGTAATATCGCCAAGAGAAGAACACTCAAAGAAACCTTTACTACATAAAGAAATAGAAAGATTAGTAGATGGTCCTTACATAGAACTATTTGCTAGAAAGAAAACATACAAAAATTGGGATTATTGGGGGAATGAGGTATGAACGTACAATTAATAGAAAAAATGGGTAGTGACCTATCAGTTGTAAACGCAGCTAGAGTTTCGTTTGCAAAAAGAAAAGAAGAGTTTGAAGATAAAGACGAAAGATTAATTAAGTATTTGGCTGAACACGACCATTGGTCGCCTTTTGGCCACGCTACAATGCAATTCTTAATCAAAGCACCTGTATTTGTTGCACGACAATTAGTTAAACATCAAGTAGGTTTGGTATGGAATGAGGTAAGTAGAAGATACGTAGATGATAAACCAGAATTTTATATACCTTTTATGTGGCGTAAAAGAGCAGAGAATAAAAAACAAGGCTCAAGTGATGAAGAAGTTGAGTTTGATATTACAATGCTTATTCAAAATTCAAAAGACTTATATAATCAAATGTTAGAGGAAGATATAGCACCTGAAATGGCAAGAATGATTTTACCTCAATGTATGATGACAGAGTGGTATTGGACTGGTAGTTTAATGGCCTTTGCAAGAGTTGTTAATTTGAGAATCAAAGAAGACTCGCAGGCTGAAACTAGAGTAATTGCCACACACATTGAGAAACATTTAAAAGACCACTTTCCGATAAGTGCAAAATATCTATTAAAATAATGGACATATTACTGGTTGCCATATTTCTTATTGTGTGTTATAGTATACCAATAATCTTACTAAAAATGTGGAATAATGAAGACCCTAGATAAAGAACAAGCCCTACATTGTGCTGGTGTATTTAACGATTACTTTGGACAATTTAATCGTATTGACCAGTATATGCGTGACCAGAAAATGGCACAGATTGAAACTATTGCACAACCACTTCCTGGTATGGGTTTTGATTCTGATATGTTTGATGATTTTAGTATGTCGCCAGAGGTGATGGATTTAGAAGTTGTTGAATTAGATAATCATACGTGGGATAATTGTATTAATATGATTTCAAGTCATAGTAATATGGTCAGTATTCCAGGAAAGGCTTTGAAACTTGCCGTTAAAGAAAAAAATACTAATAAGTTTGTTGGTTTTATGCGTTTTGGTTCTCCAGTTATTAATTGTAAACCACGAAATGATTTATTGGGGAATGTACCTAACTTAACAATATTTAATAAGACAGCCATTATGGGTTTTGTTATTGTACCTACACAACCATTTGGTTTTAATTATCTTGGTGGTAAATTATTGGCTGGTCTTTGTTGTTCTCACGAAGTCAGAGAAAAACTAAACAAGAAATATGATATGAACTTGGTAATGTTTGAGACTACAAGTTTATATGGTAATACAAAAGGTGCCTCAATGTATGATGGTATGAAACCTATGTTGAGATACAAAGGCAATACAATGTCAGACTTTATACCTATGTTGCACGGCAAACCATACCTAGATATGGTAGAGTATGTTGAAAATATTGTAGGTAAAGGTGAGTTAGTAAAAGAAGGTGCTTCAAGTAGAAAATTAAAAATGACCACAGGTATTATTGGTCTTGTAAAAAGAGCATTAGATGGTGACGACCTTAAAAAATTTAATGAGACTATTAAGAATGCTAAGAACTTAACTGAACAAAAAAGATATTATGTATCTAACTATGGTATTGATAACTATATAGATATAGTAAATGGTAAAACAGATAAGATTGTCAAAGCACAAAACTATGACAGATTTTATGACAATGAGATTATAGAATGGTGGCGAAAGATGGCTACAAAAAGATATTATAAATTAAAAGAAGATGGTCGTTTAAGAAATGACCTAGAAATATGGACTAAAGATAGTAAAATAGATATAATAAGATGATAGAAGATATATTAAAAGATTTAAGAGAATTAAGAAATGAAATGGTACAAAAGAACTGGCCTGCTCAAAGATTAAGTAATATTATTTTAAAGTATGAAATGAAATTACAAGATGAAAAACATAAATTTACAAATGATGAAATTGTTGAGGCGACAAATAAGATATTAAATGATTGAGTTTGATTATAAATTAGATTATAAAAAATTAGATTTTACAGATAAACAAATTAGAAAACTTTATCGTATAGGTAGAGGTGAACAAGGCGTATTACTTGTTAGACCTTATACAAATG